AGCTATTTTGCAAAATTAGCTGAAAATTAGAAAATACCCCGAAAAAATTTTCGGGCCATTTTTTACGCCAGAGGTCGCTCAAAGTGACCTCTTTTTTTATGGTGAAATTATGCGTGGATTCTCTGTTTTCTTGAGATTATCACTCACAAATTGTCTTGATGGTTTATATTCCATGATATCAGCAACATTCTCTAAAAAGATACCTAAAAATTCAGATTTTAAAATATTAATATTTCTTTTATCATCATTTAATTTAGTTTCATTATCTAAGAAGGTGAACGATGTAATTTGACTTTCTGTTCTTAAAGTGCCGTTATCTAAGAAACTGATTGAATGATTTTCTGGAACCGTCAACCCTTTTTTCTGAATTAATTTACCATTTGAATCTCTTATCATTTTGGTTTCGTAATGATGAATGTTTGTTAATTGCTCTGTCGTATATTTTGTATTGAGATAAGTTAGAAAATCTTGATTTCCCATTGGCCATTCATCTCTCACATGAACAATATTATTTGTAGTCAATATTACCCAATCAAGTCCAGAGTCATTGTAAAATTTATCTGCGACTTGATCTGGTCTTTCATCACCCTCTACTGAATATTTTGTAAATGTTGTAATATCATTAAAAATATCATCACGCATCACTGCTCTCTTGAACAGATTTTTAACAACCTGATAATCATAGACAGAACTTCGATCATTTTTTAGTGACGGATAATCAAGGTCTGGAAGTTGTCTAAAGTAACTATTTGGTGATCCTGATGGTGTTCCTGATGATGAGTATGTCATATTAGTAACCTACACTATTTGATGGAGTTTGAAGTTGATCTCCTTCATATATTGGTCGAAGTTCGGTAAAGTCGAGATCCATTTTTACTGCAACTGGTTGTGAATCACGATATGCAGACCAGTAACCATTTGGAGCATAATCAACTCTCATAGTCGTAAGTGCAAGACCGCCTGGACTGAATCTATTTACAGTATCTAAAATTTTATTACCAGATCTATACTCTAAGGTAAATACATCTGGATTCGTTAAAAAAGTCGTACTTCTAAATTTTGGCGCCATACCTAATTTTAGAAAACGAATAATTGATCTAATTTCTTCACCCTCCTCTTCACTTCTTGCAATCATCACAAAACTAAATCCAAAATCGCGAATAACAGGCCCTTGAAATAACATCTCTGCGTTTGGATTTAAGACCTTACCACCCTGTCTCGCTAAGAATGTGTCAGCATCCAAATCTGATCCTGTTAAAGTTCCCGCTAATTTAGCAATTGTTCCAGTGAATAGTGCAGCAGCACCCTCTTGCAAAGAGTTATTTTCTCTTCTACTCGCTATCGCTTCTCTTATAGATGCATCACGTTCTTGATCTGCTTGACTTTTTCCAGAAAGAGATCCACCACGAGTTAAAAAATCTGTAGCATTAAGTGCTGTAAGTCCTGCTGAGTTTAATTCACTTTTTCCCCACTCAACACCATTTACATCTGTAACCTTCGGCATGGGTAATATGACAGTTCCTTTTATATCACTTCCAACAACACTGTCACCAGCGACAGTGCTTTCACTTGATGTTGCTGAGTAAATATTTGTTCTACCCGCTGACTTACTCATATTTAAGTTCGGTCTGACGTAATTATATCTTGTAATTTTAAAATGATCTTGATTTACATCGATATCAAAAGGATATCTCATAAGTTTATTTTCACCGCTTCGATTTCTTCGAGTAGCAACACTTGTAAAGGCGATATTATTTGGTTTTGAATCGTCCTGTGATATGAACGAAGCATTGTCAAATTTTTTCTTTTCATTTGCATAATGTCGAGTCATCTCCTCAGAAGTTGCATAGTCAATCACATCTTGATATGATTCTTTGTTAGATCCATAAACTGCTTTATTAAAAGCATCTAACGCCTCATCACTTTGCTTAAGAGTATCAAATTTAGATGATGTATTATCCTCAGGCACAAATAAACCAGCTGGGTTTTTTATACTCAAACCAGAAAATTTATCATCGCCAATAGTAAAACTAACGAATTCGTTATTAATATCATATAGTCTGCTTTTTTTCTCTGTCATTAGTTTTTGTTGTAAACTCGATCTCTTGGAACTGGAATTCCTCTCATATCAACAAATCTTTCAGTCGGTAGTTGTGCTACATCCGACCATTCACTACTAGGAATACGATACGGTGTTCCTCTTACGCCAGTATAAACATATTTATGTAGAGTTCGGGGAGGAACCGCAACTGCACCTTGAGCAGAGTTATTTAGTAAGCTTATTGCTAATTCGTCTCTTTGAGTCAAACGAACATAATGAAGATTACATCCTAGAAAACCACCTGTCTGATATTCGATCACATATGCAAGTGGATACATGTCATAATATGGTTGTTTAGTTTGTGCTGAGTATGTAAAAAAGTATAATTGGCCAGGTGCAAATCCAGCTGTATCTGCAGCGTCATCATCAAAGTTTGTAGATCCAAGTTCTTCAAGCAATTGACTACGAAAGTAATCTTCACTTACTTGACCATCAACTTTATTTAATATATTCTGTAGAATACTCATCTGATTCCTAGTTCTTTTTCAGTCATAATTTTGAACTCTAATTTACGATCTTCACAAAATTCTCTTGCAGCTTTCCACTTTGCTTGATTTTTTACATATGTCATTGATTCATTTATCAATGTTTTTCTTGATTTACCCTTTGTTATCTTTGGTTCCAATGTCTCCCTCATTGGTTTCACTTCAATTACCGATCTGCGAATATTACTATCTTTATCCTTATATTTAATGAAGAAATCGGGAAAATATCTACGAACACGATTTGTAGTTGGATCTTTATAGGGTATCCAGAATTCTTCTGATGCCCATTCAAGTATATTCTCATTCAAATCACAATAATTCATAAACTTTCTCTCCCAGAGAGATCTATAAATAATATTTTGAGAGTCTCCTTTATATTTTTTAGGATTAGAAGGTCTATATATTCCTTTATAACTCATATATAGTAATAACAACTCAAACTTATTTATTAAGAACATGGGATTCCCGAACGAGACTGATATATTTGGATCGAACCCTAATAGAAATAGTATCTTAGATGTTAGAGATACCGTTGCAAGACCTTCTCTTGATACTTTTTATGAAGTTGATTTTTCTTTTGGAAAAGCAGAGAGATGGTTAGGATCAATTGGTGGCGAAAAAAATAGAACTCAAGGTAATGGTTTTAGAAAAAAAATGTCTCTGTTATGTACACAGGCTGAGATTCCAGGCACGAGTTTTGTTCCATCAACCGCTATTGGTCATCATCAGGGTATTCAAGAGGAATTTCCCAATTTAAGAAATTTTCCACCATTAAATTTAGTTTTTTATTGTGATGCGGATCAAATAATAATACAAGTCTTGGAGAAATGGATGTCATATATCAACCCAATTTTCACAGAATTAGAATCACCACAAGCATATTCACGATTTAATTATCCAGATGATTACAAGGAAGATATTTCTATTACAAAGTTTGAGAGAGATACCTTTGTTAAAGGTTCGAGAGGATCTAGTTACAAATCGCATATTTCACAATTTAAATTTAAAAATGTGTGGCCATCTAATATGACATCGATGAGAGTTGCCTATGGTGATTCAAATGTGTTAAGATGTACTATACAGTTTGCTTATGATAGATTTTTTACATCTTTTACACAAGGTACAAAATCCAAAGAACAAAATCGTGCTGTTCTTAATTCAGTTGATGATATCATAAACACTAATAATACTATGGACATTATTAACAGACAAAAAAAGATTGATAGTGAGAGAGGATCTGGAACATATTTTGGATTTTCTGAGAATAGTTAAACTACTAATTCAAAAAACTTCCCTATATAAAATACTGAATAGAATATCATGCCTTTACCAACCATTGAAACTCCAACCTATGAGTTAAAACTACATTCATCAAATAAAAAAGTTAGATATCGACCTTTTCTTGTAAAAGAGGAGAAGGTTTTGATCATAGCACTAGAATCAAAAAGTGAAAATGAGATTACAAATGCTGTGAAGGACGTATTAAAAAAATGCATCCTTACAAAAGGAATTGATGTTGATAGTCTCCCCACATTTGACATTGAATATCTATTTTTAAATATTCGAGCTAAATCAATTGGAGAAGATATTAAACTTACAGTGACTTGTCCCGATGATAATGAAACTAAAGTTCCAGTCACAGTTTATGTGGATGAGATTAAAGTTGTTAAACCAAAAGGACATACAAAAGATATTAAACTTGATGATAAACTAACTCTTCGTATGAAGTATCCATCTTTGAATCAGTTTATTGAAAGTAATTTCACCACAGATGATGAAGCCGAAACTCTTGTTGATAAAACTTTTAGAGTTGTTGCTGATTGTATTGATACCATTTATACCGAAGAGGACGCTTGGGATACTAAAGATTATACTCCTCAAGAAAGAATGGATTTTGTTGAACAGTTGAATTCGAGTCAATACAAGAAGGTGGAGAAATTCTTTTCAACAATGCCTAAATTAACTCATACGATTGAAGTTGTAAATCCAAAGACAAAAGAAAAGGGAAGTGTCGTTTTGGAGGGCTTAGCTAATTTTTTCGTCTAAGTATTGCAAGAGAGGATCTTGAGTCTTATTTCCGTATCAATTTTGCTCTCATGCAATACCATAAATATAGCTTGACGGAACTCGAAAATATGATGCCTTGGGAAAGGGAGGTTTATGTCGCCCTTCTTCAACAACATATTGAGGAACAAAATCTAAAGAACCAACAACAACAAGGTGTTCAAAGATATGGATGAAGAGAATAAAAAAATAAACATAGACAGTTTTTTCAATCGAATTGAAGAAGTTGATCAGGTTGCTGGAAAGGCCTTAAAAAAATCGAATCTTAATGCAAGCGCGATACAAGCGAATAAAACTTTGATTGATAGTTTATCGCTTACAATCGAGACAATGAAAACTGAGATTCGAGATATTGCTAATTATATAATTATTGAAAGAAAACTTGAAAAGGATGCGGAGGAAGATAGAAAATTAGAACTTGAAGATGCGGAACAAAAAAAATCAATGACAGATAGGGCGTTAGCTCTAGCACAACCAACTTCTGAAAAAAAATCAATCGCACCACAATCAGAGTCTGAAGGAAGTGGTGGTGGTTTTCTCTCAGGTCTTTTAGGTGCTGCTGGTTTAATAGCACTAGCAAAACCACTAGTTCCTGTCATTGCACCATTACTTTTAAAAGCAATGGCGGCTGGGATTTCTACGATAGTAGGCGGAGTTCTTTTAAAAAAGTTTATGCCTGCAATAAAGAAACAGATAAAAAATTTAAGTGATACTTTTAAGGCTGGATTTCAAAAAACGAAAGAAATTTATAAGAACTTAGAGGGAAGAGTAAAAGATAGTTTGAAGAAAGTTGGTGATAGTTTTAAAGCTGGATTTGAAAAAACAAAAGAACTTTATAAGAACTTGGAAGGAAAATTTTTAAAACTCGCTGGAGATGTTGGTGGATTTTTAAAGAAAAAAGGAAAACAGTCAATTAACTTGTTAAAGAGAACAACAGGTGGTGTCGCTGATTTCGTAACTGGTGGTGTATTTGATTTTGATAAAAAGGGAGAAGGTATAACTGATAATGTATTAATTGGTAATAAACTCGCAGCACAAGGTTTAAAGGGTGTAATTGATAATATGAAAGATGAAGACGAGAGTGAATCTTTTAGTGAGTATCGCAATAGAACTGGTAATATAGACAGTGGAGAAGAGGAGAGTGAAGAACTAAAAGAAGAGGAAAAGAAATTCAAGGTTACTACAGGAAAAGAAGATGAAGTTAATTTTAAAAATGAATTTAAAGAGGGGAGTTATGAATTTTCATCTAGTAAAGAAGGTAACGTAACATCCACTAACTCAAAATTTGAGGGCACAACTAGATTTGATTTGGAAACAGGTAAAGCTTATATTCTTGGTGAGGAGGTTACTACAGAAGGATACAATGAGTATGTAAATTTGCCAGATAGAGAAAGATCGAGCAAAGATGGAATGATGAAAATTATAGAAAAACATGCAGTGAATAAAGTTGAACCATTTAAAGAAAACAAAAATGTTAACATTGAAGTTCAGAAAAAAAATGATCTAGATTTATCACTAGGTCAAAGTTTAGAAATAAATGATAAGTTAATAAACGCAGTATCTTATCAATCGGAATTTGAAAATAAAGATCAAAATGGTAGTGTGATAGTTCAAAATAAACCAGCACAAGTTACAATTGCATCAATAAAGAAAACATCAAGTCCTGTGGCTTTTATCAAGTCGAATAAAAATAAATTCTTATCTATTAATGAGACAGAATTGCCTCCAGAAGTCGCTAGAATGTTAACGTAATGGCAGAATCTAAATTTCTTATCACCAAATGCATGTTGATGCCAAACGAGGGTTCTTCTTTAAAGGAACCTTATGAGTTGGGTCTTGGAAATCCTATTATCGATTATTATGAAAGTGTAGAAAGTCCATCAATTTCGATGACTGTCACTTTTATTGATATAGATCAAGTTATAGGTCGAGAAGGAATTACTGGTGGTGAGTATATTGATCTGACAGTTAAGGATGGAGATGTAGATGAGTTTAAGATTACATCTAAAAAACAAAAGTTGATGCTTAACTCTGTGAGGAACATGGTAACTGAAACAAATAAACAGGTCGCAACTTTGGAGTTCGTTTCAGTCGAATCAATCATTAATGAAACTTCAAGAGTAAATAAAAAATTTACTGGTAATGTATCAAACACTGTTGAAGAATTGTTGAAGAGTGATAAAAAGGGAGTTCAAAGTTCTAAAAAGTTAGATAAGGATAATTCTCTTAATTCTTATTCCTTTGTAGGTAATTTAAAAAGGCCTTTTGATACGATTCAATGGTTGTGTCCAAAAACTCAATCATCAGCAAAAGATTTTGGTTTTTTATTTTATGAAACTTTGGATGGTTATGTTTTTAAATCAATTAAGAGTTTATTAGAACAAGAACCGATAACATACACACAAACAGATAGACCTGGCGATCAAGGTTTCTTTAAAATTCTACAAAACAATTTAAATCAGACAAATGATGTTGGTATGAATATGAGAATGGGAATGTATGCTAATCGCACGTTGTATGTTGATATTGAAAATCAAACATTTGAGGAAGTTGATTTTAAAATTACAGATTTAGATTTAAAAAGACCACCTAAATTATTAGATGGTATCGAAGATTTTCCAACTCGGTTAATGCTTCGTGTAAATGATTTTGGTGTTGCACAAAAAGGAGCAAAAAAAGATGAAGTTCAACCAATAAGTGAACTTGCCGTTTATCAAAATAAATCTTATATTAGGAATAACTTATTATTTTCACAGTCTATAAATATCTCAATTCCCTTGAATACGACTTTAAGAGCTGGAAATATCATTAATATTAGATTACCAGTCAAAAAAGATGATAAAGGCACTGAAACAAATTCTTATGGAAATGAGAGAACGAATGACCCCAGTGGTAAATACTTAGTTTCCGAATTAAGACATTTAATTGGTGGTGGTAGTGCTGAAACACAACTTAAATTAATCCGTGATGTCTTTACCGCTTAAATAAAAGAAATAGGAAAATCAAATGAAATCAATCGAAGATCACATCGAATACGACAAGAAAATTGCTGATGATCCACAAGCGAATCCAGCAGCAAGAAGACATGCAAAAGAAGAACTACATGAACTTGAAGAGTATGTCGAACATCACAAAGAAGAGATTGAAGCAGGGGATCATCATGATCCAAATGCTTTAGAGTTATTTTGTGATCAACATCCAGATGAACCAGAGTGTTTAATTTACGACGATTAATAGATGTATCAACCATCAACTAATTTTATAGGAAAAGATCCGATGCGATGGTGGATTGGTCAAGTGACTGATCCAGATAAAGGAGAGTGGGGAGATTCCTTAGAAAAACAAGAAGCCGAAGACGGCAAGGAAATTTATTCACATCGATGTCGTGTCCGTATCGTTGGATATCACGGATGTGAGGACGATTTACCAGATAAAGATTTACCTTTAGCACATGTTTTGTTACCACCAAATACTTCAACAACTGGTGGACAAGGACAATCCATGCAGTATCAAGGTGGAGAGGTCGTAGTTGGATTTTTCTTTGATGGTGATGATGGTCAACAACCAGTTATCTTTGGAACATTGTTTAAACAAACTTTTATCGAAGATAAACTGACAAATGCAGAGTTTAATGCAAAGAAACAAACTTGTTTTAAACCATACACGCCACCACAAGTAAGAGAAACTGCTGGTAAACATGTAACTCATGAGAATGAAAAAAAAGAGTTTAATGGTCAAGTTGTTAAAGGTGGTGGTGCTGGAAAGGTAAAAACTACTGCTGAAGAACAATTTGAGGACGGTACAAATATTAGAGTTGATAATGCCACTGCATGTCAAGATAATGAGTTATCAAAAATAACAAATGCACTGAAGGACTTTACTCAAAAGTTGCAAACTCTTCAAAAATTAAATTCAGCTGATGTATTTGTAAATCCAA